CTTTGGCAGTTTGGCTCCTCCAGGATGGGTATAATTCTGGGGCGGACGTTGCTCCCCCCGGAGAGCTCATCTCGGTCACCACCCTGATGAAATCCACCAAGCAGCTCATCCTTCAGCGACAGGTGGACTACGCCCAGACCACGATGGATGTCTCGGAGCAGGTGGCTCGTCGTATGGGCCACTCCATTCATGACTCGATCGAGCGTGCGTGGACCGAAGGAGATTGGCAGCAGGCCATGCGGACCCTCCATTATCCGCAGGCAATCATCGATCGGGTCAGGATCAACCCCACCAAGGAGCAGCTTGAGCTTGCGGAGATCCGCGGTGAAGAGCTGATCTGCATCTACCTGGAGAAGCGCGGCTTCAAGCAGTTCGGCGGTCTGGTCATCACCGGCCAGATGGACTTCCTGATTGGAAACTCCTATCGGGACTTCAAATCCACCTCGACGTTCGCTTGGACCTCGACCAATAAGGACGCCGACTACATCCTCCAGGGGAGCCTCTACCGGTGGATCATGCCGGACCTCATCAAGAATGATGTCATGCGGATCCAGTTCATCTTCACCGATTGGCTCAAGTATCGGGCCAAGGTGGATCCGAAATACCCACAGGCGAAGGTGGCCTTTCGTGAGTTCCCTCTCATGAGCCTGGGCGAGACTGAGCAGTGGGTCATCGACAAGATCGCCCACATCAAGGACCAGGTAGGCAAACCTCAGGATCAGATGGAGCCCTGCACCGACAAGCAACTGTGGCGTGCAGAGGACACCTTCAAATACTATGCGAAGGAAGAGACCGCAAAGAAGAAGGGCCGATGCACCAAACGGTTCGACTCTTACACCGATGCTGAGCTTCATCGCCAAGCAAAAGGTAAAGGCGTAGTGGTCAAGGACGCTGGCGAGGTCAAAGCCTGCACATACTGTCCCGCTTTCCCGGTGTGTGAACAACGCAAGAACTACTTCTCTGACGACGGGCAATCCGTCCAGTAGACAACCCATGAGGGGGAAATGTGATGACGCTATTGTATGACCTTGAGGTGGTTAACTCCATCGACCACCACTCGGCCATGAGCGAATTGGTTGACTTGCTTTGTTACCGAACAGGTAACGTCAACCGAACGTTCTTCCAGGCCGAGGTTGCCTACTTCCTGGGGCTGATCCCCAGCTCCATGCGGGCAACCATCGAAAGCCCGGAGCGGGGGCTGATCCCCGTCAACATCTACTCGATCGCTCTGGCCACGTCAGGCTTCGGTAAGGGTCACTCGGTGAGCCTCATGGAAGACGTGATTGCGTCCTTCCGTGACGAGTTCGTCAAGGCTCTCTTTCCCGGCGTCGCTGAGGATAGCCTCTACGCCATGGCGGTCGATATCGCCGCGGCCAAGGGATCTGACGAAGACGAGGAGAAGGCTACACTACTGGCCGACTTCAAGCGTCAGGGCCATGCTCCGTTCATCTTTGACTCGGGCACTGGTCCGGCTCTGAAGCAGCTCCGATACAAGCTGCTGCTGGCGAGATGTGGATCGATCAACTTCCAGATGGATGAGATCGGTTCCAACATCATGGGCAACGTCGACGTGATCAACATCCTTCTGGAGCTCTACGATCTGGGCAGGGTCAAGACCAAACTGGTGAAGAATACTCAGGAGAATGAGCGTGGGCTCGACTTAGTCGGTGCCACGCCATCCAACGTCCTGATGTTCGGCACCACCAGTCGCCTGTTCGATGGCGCCAAGACAGAGGATGAGTTCTATGCCTTTCTCGAGACGGGATACGCCCGGCGTTGTTTCTTCGGTATGGGCAAACCGGAGGCGGTTTCGGCCACGATCAATCCGGAGGAGGTCTATGAAAGCCTCGTGTCCAAGAGCCGATCGAAGGCCCTATCCAAATGGCGAAACTATCTCGCCGGCTTGGCTGACATCTCCCAATACAACAAGACGCTCACCATGCCGAGAGAGGTGGGCATTGAGCTGGTTGCCTATCGGCTTTTTTGCGAGACGCTGGCTGCGGAGATGCCTGAACATGACGTTATCCGCAAGGCGGAGATGAGCCACAGGTATTTCAAATCCCTGAAACTGGCCGGCGTCTATGCGTTCTTGGACAAAAAGGACGAAATCTCAGCCCAGAACCTTCGGCAGGCCATCAAGGTTGCCGAGGAGAGTGGAGCCAGTTTCGGTGACCTCATCAAGAGGGAGCGGAACTTCGTCCGGTTGGCCAAGTATCTTGCCGACTCGGAAGGCTCGCTCACCCACGCTGACCTGGTTGCTGATCTGCCCTACTACCCTTCGTCATCTGTCCCCCGCAAGGAGATCATGGACTTGGCTCAGGCATGGGGCACCAGGAACCATGTAGTCATCAAGCGCAATGTGATCAGTGGGGTCGATTTCTTCTCTGGTTCCAAGCTGAAAGAGACGGATCTGACCAAGCTGAGCTTCAGCTACTCGGATCACTTCGCATCTGGTTACAGCCCTGAGACCCAGGACTTCAACGATCTGCCGAAGCTACTCTCGGCGCCTGGGCTTCATTGGTGTAACCATCGTTTCGACAAGGAGCATCGTTCAGATGAGAATGTGATCGAGGGCTTCAATATGTTGGTGGTCGACGTGGATGGTGGCATCACTCTCGATGCTGTCCATGAGCTCTTCAAGGAGTATACCTACATCACTGCGACGACCAAGAGGCATACCGACGAAGACAATCGGTTCCGCCTCATACTACCTGCCAACTACGTCCTGTCCCTGGACAAAGCAGACTATCGTGAGTTCATGGATAACTTCCTTCTCTGGTTGCCCTTCGACTCGGACAAAGCTGCGAACCAGCGTTCGAAGAAATGGATGACCCACGACAACAGCGAGATCACGGTGCATCGCGGAACAGCCCTAGTGGATGTCCTGCCTTTTATTCCGAAAACCAAGAAGAATACCGAGTATGTTAATTCGGTGGCGGATCTTGGCAATCTCGACCACCTGGAACGGTGGTTCCTCAACAACATGGACGTTGGAAATCGTAACAACAACTTGCTTAACTTCGCAATGATGCTGCATGACGCCGGATGTGACTATGATGATCTATCCCGGAGGGTCAAGTATCTGAACGAAAAGTCGGTCTCACCACTCAGCAAAGAAGAGGTGGAAATGACCGTGTTGAGATCCGTCGGGCAAAAGTATTCCTGACGGACCTTCTGCACTGCCTTCTTGGTTAGTAAGCAGACGGACCCAGAGTGTTACGAAAGGTTGAGACGGACAACCAACTCTCCTAGCTGTCCCCCCCAGCTAGGAAGACCGACCTGAGCACCGGGACTATGGAAGCCCTGTCGAGACTTAAACTGCTCAACGCTATACCCAATGGGTGGTAGACGGCATATAGTTTTAAAGGAACGTAATGGTGTAACAGCCACCGGAACTACCCAGATTACGACCTGATCATTTCAAAGCTCTTAGCGGAGTAGTCGTGACTTAAACTGATCCCGGATACCCCCAGCGATTGCAGGGGTGGTGGGGGGAGGAATGGGCCAGCAAAGCCCATATGCCCAGCAGCTACCTCCCCCCCAATAATCAGGAGTGCAACCTGATCCTCCTGAACCGCAGGGAATGGAAATGCACAAAGCGGTGAGGTGAGAGCCTACGAAGGGATAGATTCTAACCCTTCAAGCCCATAAGTCGGGGGAGGATAAGCGACATACCCGGAGCGGACCTCCCCCGCAACTCAACCAGAGAGGAACACAATGGAATACGTCAATTTGGCCGCAGTCCTGTGGCTCACCTTCTACATCGTCTCCACCATGTGCATGGTCAACAACAACGTCGGCCGAAAGCTCGAGAGGGTGAATGCCCTGCCTCTGGTTATATCAATCGCAGCCCTGATCACGTTGGGGATTGCCATCGTAGGAGACCTCAACCCATGACCAAAAGCCCCAAGAGCGTCTTGATCTGCGGTCAATCGGGAGATGGCAAGTCCTTCTCCCTGAAGAACCTGCGGGATCAGCAGGGCGTTGTCTACATCAACTGCGAGGGAGGCAAGCCTCTCCCGTTCAAGAACAAATTCAAGGAGGTTACGATCGACGATCCGATGGAGATCTTCGACCTCGTTGACCAGATCAACGAGGATCCGCAGCAACGGTTCCATACGATCGTCATCGACACCATCAGCTTCATGATGAACCGCTACGAGTCGGTCCACGTCATCGGAGCAGCGAACACCATGGCAGCATGGGGTAACTACGGTCAGTTCTTCCCAAAATTGATCTACGATCACGTAGCCAAGGGCAGGGCATTCGTCGTAATGCTCGGCCACTTGGATGCGGTCCTGAACGAAGATACCGGACGGACAGACTATTCCGTGCCGGTGAAAGGCGCCCTCAAGAAGAATGGACTGGAGGCGTATTTCACCACGGTAGTCAACTGCCGTAAGCTAAACCTGAAGGAGATCCTGAAGGAGGCAAAGGAGAGTGCGGTTCTCCAGATAACGGATCGGGATCGGGCTCTGGGATACATGCACGTCTTCCAAACCCGCACCGTGAAGTCCACCGTGGGAGATCGGATACGTTCTCCCTGGGCTCTCTTTTCTGATGAAGAGACCTACATCAACAACGACGCCCAGACTGTCGTCGATCGGCTGATGAAATACTACGCCGACTGACGCAGCAACGACAAGGAACATGCCCATGACCAATATCTTTAGCGGCAAGACCACGGCCAAAGAGAAGATCGAAGACGACTTCCTCGCCGGCAGTGGCATTCTCGACACCGACATCTATCTGGCCTCGATCAAGACGGCCTTCATCGGCAAGGCGCTCCATTCGGACGCCCGCAACGTTACCCTGCTCCTGGACATCGGCGGCAAGGAATACCGCACCCAGATCTGGGTCTCGAACAAGGCCGGCGAAGTCACCTACAAGGACAAGAAGACCGGTGACGCCAAGAACCTGCCTGGTTTCAACCAGATCAACTCCCTCTGTCTGCTCGTCGCCGGGCAGGAGATGGGCGCCATGGATGTCGAGGAGCTGACCGTCAAGCTCTATGACTTCGAGGCGAAGAAGGAACTGCCCCAGGCGGTCGACTGCTTCACGGCTCTCCATGGCGAGGAAGTCATGGTCGCCATGCAGCGCCAGACTGTCGACAAGACGAAGAAGAACGAGGCCACCGGCGCCTATGAGACGACTGGCGAGACCCGCGACCAGAACGAGGTCGTCAAGTTCTTCGCCATCAAGCCGATGGCTACCATCTCGGAGGTTGCCGAGTTCGTCAAGAGCCTCGGCGGTGACTTCGACGACGTGGTCAATGACGGCGATGTCCTGAAGGCCGTCGAACGCATGGAGGCCGACTCAGGCACCTATGCCGGCAAGTGGCTGGAGCGGAACCGCGGTCAGACCTACGACAAGTCGAGCGGCAAGAAGGGTGGTGGCACCCCGTTCAGCGGCGGCACCGCTGCTGACAAGCCGGCGCCCAAGAAGAACAACCTGTTCGACTAGACAGGTTGGCCGACCAGGAAGAGGTTAATGGACTGAGAGTGTTCAAGGTAGTGCTGCCAATGAGGATTAAGACATCCACTAAGAAGCGGCAAGCCTTGAATCTCAATGTCTACCGCAACCTTCAC